AATCTCCTGATTATGGTTTCCGCGAAACTGGTCAGACTCTGACACAAGGAATAAACTTTAAATCGAATGCAAACGCAGTTATAGTTCTAGCGAATACCTCTAATCCTACTGTAACAACTGGAGATAGTCTCTTTGGTGTTACTTCCGGCGCAAACGCCACTGTAACGGCTGTAAGACGTGCATACAACAGCACAAACATTGTACTTGCTGTAGACGGTTACAAAAACTTCACTGGAAGTGAACATGTAAGAAAAGCAACTGCCTCTGGTACTACTGTAGGTACAGTATCTGCATTTAGCGCAAACACAATTGGCTATCATGTGCTACAACTTGGTAACACCGCTGGCCAAGTCGTATCTGAAGGTAACGAAGTCGTAGGTCGCACATCGAATGCATTTGGTGTAGTAAAGAAAGTTATCTCTACAGTAGCCAATGGTTACTCTCGTGGGGTTGGTGGTGCAGACGATAGACATCTGGTTACAGTTCAAGTTGCATCTAATACAACAGCAAACCTAACCTCGCAGTTTGATGCAGGTCCAATGAGATCATTTATTGAAAACGAAGGCCTGCGTATTGTTGGTGCAAATACAACAGTAGGTAACGTAGTATCATCTACATCTAACTCTCAGATAGAAAACATTCACACGAAATTGAGTGATGCTTTTATATTTCAAGCAGCAACTATAGGAACTATTTCAGAGATTTCAAATCGTGTGGGTGGTACAGGTTTCTCTGTAGCACCTAATGTTAGCGTAATTGATAATGCTGTAGCACCTCTTGGTATTGGAGAACAATATCTAACCTTGCATCACGATAATGTAAACTTTTTGACAGGCAACTCAAGTATCACTGTAATTGATACAAATGATAGAATCAGTCAATCCAATACTGGTGCTTCTGGTGATGTCAAGCAAAGAGTTTCATCTAGAGCATTCTCTAATGGAACATATGAAACCATTGTGCGTGTCTGGCAAGATCAACTCCAAAGAGAGCCAGGGAATGTATTTTTTGGGAACAATCAATTTGTAGATGTTTCATTCTTTACATCTGCTTCACAAACCACTCTTGAAACTGCACCCCGTAATCCCGGCCTCGCTAAAATCGTAAATATTCAAGATGAAGGCATTTTAGGTAAAAACTCAAATATCAGTGCAACAGTTGGTGCTAATGGGACAATCACTGCATTGAGAGTTGCGGACTCTGGATTTAGTCACAAGCAGAATGAAGTGGTGAATCTAAAAGAGACTACACACCCTGACGCATTGCAAGCACAGATCAGACTTACGCTTGCTAATGTTGGTAACGCTGAAGGTTACTATGCTTCCACAAGAAGTCACGTTTCCTCAAAGAGAGGATTCATCCAAGATAGCAACTTCTATCAGGAGTTTTCGTATGAAGTTCAGGCTGCTATTTCACTAGGAAGATATAGAGATATTGCAAACAGACTTGTTCACCCAGCGGGACAAGCATTGTTTGGTAAATTTAAAACTGCATCTAATGTTGATGTTAATGTCGCAGTATCTAAGGTGAACAGAAAACGTGCATTGTCAAATGGAACAATCGCTATTACAAAAGCAGCAGCGACTGGAACTGTTTCTCTTTCAAACAACTCTTCTGCAATCACTGGAGCAGGAACTTCTCTATCAACTCAATTTGCAAACGGCTCTTCTGTATTAATTGAATCTTCTCACAATAAGTTCTTTGAAGTTCGACTAAATATAACAAGCAGTGCAACCGCAGCAAATATGAATTCAAACTGGTTGTATGGTAATGTAACTGGTGCAAATATTTACTATGCAAATACATTCAACATTGTTGGTACATCTACGGCGTTGACAGCAGAGTTTGCTAACAATGATACAATCGTTATTGAAACTGCTCATGATGCATTTAAAACAGTAACACTAAATAAAGTAAATAGTGCAACAAGCGCAAATCTAGCTGCTAACTGGATACTAACTAATGTGTCTGGTGCTAATGCTTACTATTACACAGGGAATATTGCATAATGGCCTCATATACTAGCAAAGAATTGAGTGTAATGAACGCAAAGGCTTTTATTGAGTCTTTGTCACATGAGGATGGAAGAGCAACGAAAAACTCAAATGTCCTTTATGCTGTTCTAGGTAGACAGCTTACTTATCCACAAGAGCCTGTTGCTCCAACTCCAATTGAGACTGATAAGAATAAGCAAAGAGAACTCTGGAAGCAAGCGATTGCTGGTAAAAAGATCACTACTGGTGATGTAAGTCACGTTGTGCCTAGACATAATTGGGCGTCTGGTAGAGTATATGCACAATATCGTGACACTGATACAAATCTTTTTTCTCGCAGTTTTTATGTTATGACAGATGAAAATAACGTATATAAGTGTTTATACAATAATAGAGGTGCTACATCAACAGTAAAACCATCAGACTTTTCAACTTTACCCTTCACTCTAGCTGATGGATATACATGGAAGTATATGTATACTATTTCACTTGGTGATGCGGATAAGTTTTTAACAACGTCTCATATGCCCGTTAAGACTTTATCTGCTACAGATGGATCAGTTGAAGGTGATAGACAAGTAGCTGTTCAGAATGCATCAGTAAATGGTTCTATTGATATTATTGAAACAGTTCAAGTGGGAACAGGTTATCATCAAATTTCAAATGGCGCTGTTGAATCTGCGACATCGACAACTGTAAGACTTTCTGCTTCTGGTGATAATCCGCCATCTGCTGTTGACAATTTCTACAACGGTTCTAGTGTGTATATCAATACTGGTACTGGTGCTGGCCAAATCCGTAGAGTTATTGACTACACTGGTTCAACGAAAACATTCACTGTTAACTCAGCATTTTCAATAATTGCTAACACAGACTCTAGAGTTATCGTATCACCAACTGTCACAATTCGTGGTGATGGTCAAGGCGCACAGGCTTATTCTGAAATCAATAATTCGGGTGGTGTTGCTAATATTCATGTGATTAATGTTGGAAGTTTGTATTCTGAAGCAGATGCAATTATCAGTGCTAACGCTATTCACGGTTCTGGTGCTACTGCTAATGTTATTATCTCTCCGGCCGGTGGACATGGAAGTGATCCTATTCGTGAACTTGGTGGAGACAGGGTTTTACTGAATGTTCAATTTGGGGGTTCTCAGGGAGTATCTGCTAATGGTAATGGTTACATCCCAGCAAACACGGACTTCCGTACAATAAGTATTTTGAAAGACCCTGTCCTAAAGTGCGATTCAAATAATAACTTTGTAACAACTGAAAAAGTTGCTAACACATCTAATAGTCCAAGCAATTTAAGACTTACAACACGGGCCCTTGTATCATATCAGCAAATGAGTGGCTCTAATCCTGTTAATGAAATTGTTGCTGGTGAAACGCTCACTAACGAAAGAATGAGACTTCTCGCTGAACTTGGAACATTGGGATTTATCACAGAACTTAATCCAATTGTTAGAACAAATCAAGCAGCTAATAACGCCGCTTATGGTGCTAATGGTGATGTTGTATTTGTTAAGAGAGATGAGACAGAATCTGATACTTCCTTCTATAATATTTACATAAATAATGTACAGAGTTTTAGTAACAGGATTCCCTTTACAAATGACGATGTTATTTTGAAAAGAGGTAGCGCGACAAAGATTGCTACTATCTCATCGATAAAAGGACCGGAAGCAAATACGTTCTCAGGAGAGTTTATCTACACAGAGAATGTTCAAAAAGTTACAAGGGATGTAGATCAAACAGAAGATATTAAAATCATTCTGGATTTCTAAAGGTAAAATAAATGACAATTGAAACCAATCTAAATCAAAGTCCATATTTTGACGATTTCGCAGATAGCAAAAACTTTCATCGTGTGCTGTTTCGGCCAGGCTTTGCTGTACAAGCAAGAGAACTGACACAGCTACAAACAATCCTTCAAAATCAGGTCGAAAGATTTGCTGATGAAATTCTAGTTGATGGAACAATTGTCACTGGATCACCAATAAAAACAGAATCTGTTGAATTTGTAAAACTCCGCGATAGAGATGCAAACAACAGAGTTATTCTACTTTCAGACTTCTTCTCTGGCGGTGCTGTCGCTAATGCTACAATAACAGGTTCTACTTCTGGTATGACCGCACAGTTGATTGATGCAAAAGAAGGTTCTGAAGCTGCCACTCCTAACTTCTTCTCTATCTTTGTTCAGTATACAAATTCGGGTGCTAACAACACAACAAGAGCATTCACTGATAATGAATCTCTAATTGTCCGTAATCGTAATGGTAATGCATTTATCGTTGCAGCTAACACAATTACCTCTAGTTCAACAGGTAAAGGTTACAGAGCAACGGTTGGTGATGGTATCCTTTATCATAAGGGTAACTTCATTCGCATTGCTCCTCAGAGTATCATTGTCAATAAGTTCAATAATAAACCAACTGTACAAATTGGATTTGAATCTAAGGAAGAACTTATTGATTCAAATCAAGATAGTTCTCTACTTGATAATGCATCTGGTGCAACAAACTTTGCAGCGCCAGGAGCAGATCGACTAAAGATTACTCCTACACTTGTATCACGACCTATTGGTTCAGCAAATACAACAACATTCGTAACACTTGCTGAAGTTACTGATGGTATCGTCACCAAGAAGAATACAGATACTGTTTACTCAGACTTGGGTAAATATATTGCTGATAGAACATTTGAAACAAATGGTAACTATGCAATCAATCCTTTCAATACTCGTGTTCGTGAACATCTGAAGTCTGGTACAAACCTTGGTCGTTACTCAGATGGTAATTATCTCAAACTCGTTGCAGAGATTGAGAAGGGTGCTGGATATGTAAATGGTAATCGTGTTGAACTTATCAACCCACTTTACATCGACGTTGACAAAGCAACAGACTTTGAAACAAAAGATGGTAGGGTTCTTTCTCAAGGTTTCGGTAACTATATCATTGCAAAAGAGGTTGTCGGTACTTGGGACTTCCAAGGTCTACGTCAAGTATCTTTGCGTGATGCTGGACAAAAGGGTATCTCTGGTAAAAACCTAGGCGCACAGGGCGCACAAGGTACAGAGATTGGTACAGCAAGGGTTCGTGGTTTCCAATATCATAGTGGAACGCCCGGCACCGCTCTTGGTCAATTCCGCATATATCTTTTTGACATCAGCATGAATTCTGGTAAATCTTTCTCTGATGTTCGTGGTGTATATGAGAACAATTCATCTGGTCCTAAGTCAATGGCCGATATTGTTCTTAATGCTAGTGGAGATGCAAAACTACAAGAGCCAGGTCTAAACACTCTTGTATTCCCATTCACTCAGAAGGGTACAAAGCAACTTACAGATTCATTAGGAACTGTTGATACACAGTTCGTGTTTAGAACAGAAAAGACTGTCACATTTACAAATGGTACAGCAACAGTCACTGCTAACTCTGCACATGCTGGTGGTACTGAAACACTAAACGAAACTGGTACACCTCTTACAAATACTGAAGAGAGAAATATCCTTGTCGTTTCAAAAGCAGCAGCAGAAACGGCTCCTCATGCTGGTTCTATCTCAAGCATCTCTGGTAACACGGTCAATGGTTCTGGTACAGCATTCACTACTGCATATCAAGTAGGAGATTTCATCTCTGTTGGTGGTGGTAGTATTGAGCGTATCACTGAAGTCTCAAATAACACTACACTTAAGATTGCTAATACAACAACAAACCAGACTGGTTCTCACAAGACTGTATTCCCAACTGGATACATCTTTGATCTATCTGGTAATGGAACGATTTCGTCTTCTGCATCTTCACATTCGATCAATCTTCAACAAGCTAACCTATCATCGTTCTCAGCTTCTGTATACTTTAATGTCTTGAGAACTTCTGCTGTTCAGACATCCAAGACTGTGAACAAAGATAAGTTTGTTCACATCAATACCGGCTCAAACCCAGCATCGTCTACAGGACCATGGCCATTAGGTGTGTCCGATGCATTCAAACTTGTCGCAGTTTACAAGGGATCGAATACTGGTGTGGGCACAAGTGATAATGATGTTACTTCACACTTTGAACTTGATACTGGTATGAAGGATGCATTTTATGATACATCATTTCTAAAGAAGAAGTCTACCAGCACACTGAATACAGTAAACTCTGGTTTGATAGTAAAGTTCCACCATTTTGGTAGAGATCGCTCTCAGGGTATTGGTTTCCTTTCGGTTGACTCATATCCAGTAGATGATTCAAATACATCAAATACAGCCGCTATCACTACACAAGATATTCCAAAGTTTGTATCACCTACAACTGGTAGAACTTTTGATCTGCGGGATGCTGTTGACTTTAGACCCTTCAAAGCAAACACTGTTGCGGTATCAGCCACAGGTACAGTAGCTTCTGCACCTACGAATCCGACAGCAGCCACGACATTCGATATCGACAGCGATGGTGCTTACTTCCCAACTCCTGATGAAAACTTCCAGGCTGATGTTCAATTCTACTTGCCTCGCAAAGATAGAATTGTAGTAACAGATGCAGGTCGCGTAGAAGTTATAAAAGGTAGAGCATCGCTTACACCAAAGACCCCTGACGAAAAAGCGGGTACGATGACAATTGGTGTTCTTGAAATTCCTGTGTATCCATCTCTTTCTGCACAAGTAGCAAGAGAAAGCGGCCGTTCAGATTATCAGGTAAAATTGTCACTAGAGAACAACCGTAGATATACTATGCGTGATCTAAGAGCAATTGAAGATCGTATTACTAACCTTGAATATTATACTTCTCTAAATGCTCTAGAGACAAATGCAAGAAATAAGCAACTCTTTGGTGATACTGGAGTAGAGAGATTTAAGAATGGTTTCTTAGTAGAAAACTTTGATGGCCATAATCTTTCAGATTCTACAAAGCCTGGCTATAGAGCGTCTATTGATAGAAACAGAAATCAACTAAGACCTGCTTTCCGTAGAACTGATATTGAACTTGCAAAAGACAAGTCTCTGACATCTACTAATGTCACTAAGACAGGTAACTTGCTAACACTTTCATATACACATCAGAATGAAATAAATCAGCCGTTTGCGAGTAAACTCCGCAATCCTGTCCAAGAGATTACATTCAACTGGAAGGGTCAAGTTGTTCTCAATCCTTCAATGGACAATACTCCAGACATTACAACTCTACCTGATATTCAGCTAGACTTTGATGGAATGTATGAAGCAATCGAACTTATTGCAAATCAAACAGGCATAACTGGTATTGATTGGGGTAATTGGACCACTGTTTCAAGTGCATCTGATCAAGTCGGTAATCAAGTAACAACACAGACACAACAAATCATAAATGGTATTCAGACATCAATTAGTCCGTCTACCCAATCATTTAACATTGGTAACTTTGTAGAAAATGTTGCTGTTCGTGACTTCATGCGTTCACGTTTGATCAAATTTACTGGTGTTGGTATGAAACCTAACACTAGAGTATTTGCATACTTTGATGATGAACTTGTATCATCATTCTGTACTCCGGCCAACTCCTCGTTTGCTAATACTGCTATTGAGGGTTCTAACCTTGTAACAGATAGTACTGGTACAGTTCACGGTAACTTTAGACTACCAAACACAGATACTCTCAAGTTTAGAGTCGGCACAAAGCGTTTTGCTTTGAAGGATGTTGCTAATACAATTACAGAAGGTAGTTTGATTACCACTTCTGCTTTTGGTGATTACACAAGCATTCCGCTTGATATCACACAAAGAGGCGCATCTATCAATCTTGTAACTCCTCAGATTCAAACAGAGGAAGTCCAAGATACAAGAACACTTACAAGTTCTGTTACAGTTCAGCAGCCAGACGATGATCAGCCAACTCAGGGTGGTCGAGCCGGCGATCCCCTATCACAGACATTTACTGTTGATACTGGGCCGCAATCTGAGGGTATATTTGCTACGAAGGTTGGTGTCTTCTTTGGTAGAAAGTCAAGCACATATCCAATATCTCTACAAATTCGTGAGGTTGTGAATGGTTTCCCAACACCAACAATATTGCCACATGGTGCAAAGACACTACAAGCATCAGCAATTACTGCTAACTCATCTGGAACAGGTGGTGGTAGTGATGAGACACAATTTATATTTGACTCACCAGTATTCCTAAAGTCCGGTAAAGACTATGCTATTTGTCTAAAGCCTGCTGGTGACAATGATGAGTATGCAGTATGGGTTGGTGAACTTGGTGGAACTGACGTTGATAACAGTCGTATTATTAATAAGCAGCCTGCATCTGGTGTTCTTTTCTCATCTGCAAACGACAAGTCTTGGACTGCTATACAAGCAGAAGACTTGAAATTTAATCTTTATCGTGCAGACTTTACAAGAAGCACTGGTACGGTCTATATCGAAAATGAAGACATTGAATATTTCAATATCGATAATCTATCTGGAACATTCAATGCTGAAGAGAAGGTTGTATCAGAATCTGTAATCAGACTTCATGGTGTAACTGGTAACACTGCTGGTAACTATGTCACTGTTGGTACAGTAATCGCTAACAACGCTGTAGCTGGACGCTCTGCTAACGGTACGGTTCGTGATATCGTAAGAGAGTATGCTAATGGTACTGTTATTGTGAAGGTTGATCCTTACAATACAGCAGGTCTATCATCTCTTGCAACAGCAAATGGTACAATAAACCTACTTGGTTCTAACTTCACTAATGGTGCTGCACAGGTAGATTCATTCACAGCAAATACCTCACAAGGTTTTGTGAACTTTATCGACACTCCTAACCTACGAATGAACGTAAAAGGATCATCTGGTTCATTTGCAAATGGATTTGTTCGTGGCCAAGTCAGTGGTGCTTCTGCAAGGGTTCTTGCAGCTAATAACCTTGTAATGAATACAATCGTACCTAAAATCCCTCAGATCAGTTACGCTAATACAAGTGCAAATTGGGCTGCTAGACTTACAACCACGTCTGGTACAATTAGCACAGCGTTTACTGATATTGACTTGGGTGTGGAAAACAATTTCCGCGATGGCGAAAAGAAAATCTTTGGTAAGACAAACGAAGCTGGTCTAGCTGCTGTATCCGGGTCTAAGAAGTCACTTATACTAAAGGGTACGTTCTCAACAACTGATACTAAACTATCTCCAGTAATCGACTTGTCAAGAGCAAATGCATATGTTGTAGAGAACTTCATTAATAACTCATTTACTAATGAGACAAATGAAGTTGGTGATGCGGAAATGAGATATATTTCTAAGCCGGTTGAACTTGCTGATGGTCAGGATGCTGAAGATATTAAAATTTTCGTAAGTGCATATAAGCCGTCTGGTACAGGTGTTCATGTTTATGCAAAAATTCACAATGCTGAAGATGGACAATCTTTTGAGGATAAGGATTATACACTACTAACACAGATCACAGCATCTAATACGATCTCTGATAGTGTTGATACTACAGACTTCAAAGAGTTTGAGTTTGGCTTCTCAGCTAATACAAACGGTGATAACTTCCTTGGCTCAAATGCTGATAATCAAGCGAAACTAAATAGTGCTAATAATAATATTGTGTCTTACAGAGACTCAGGTGGTGCTATTTTCGCAACTTACAAAACATTTGCAATCAAGATTGTAATGACAAGTAGCGGAACAAACATTGTACCTCTTGTGAAAGACATGAGAGCCATTGCGCTTCAGAGGTAAGCATGAATCAATATGTGAAAGTGAAAGACCATGAGGATTTAGTAAGAGAAAAAAATAACTCTGCTATCCTAAATGTCGATGCTGACGCTCTATCTAAATATAAGATGAGAAGAGAACTAGAACGAAAAAGAAATGAAGAGATTGACGAACTGAAGAAAGACGTTTCTGAAATCAAATCTCTTCTCTTACAAATGATAGATAAAGAAGGTAACAAATGACTGTTGCGGTATCAAATACAAATCTAAATGACAGTTTCAATAATTGGAGATTGAACACCAATCTTGCTGCTACCACAATCAGTAACAACGTGGTGACAGTTTCAAGAGCAGGCTCCGCTAATCGTGGTGGTGCTGCTAAAGGTAATGGCCACATTACTGGTACGTTTAGCGCAACTGCACTTAGAACCACTTCTCTAAAAGGTGGTAACACTACAAGTGGAACTGGTGGCGCACTAAGCATTTCTTCAAACACAACTATCAATGGTTCTACACTAACTGTCTCAGCAAATACAACATTCAGCGGAAATGTAATCTTCAATACTGCTGGTACTGATCGTGTGAATATGGGTGACGTATCACGCTTGATTATCTCTGGTGGAACTGCTGGCCAGTTTATGAGACTTTCTGGTGGAACAGACAATCCTGCTTTCAAGTCACTTTCTCTCCGTGATATCACTGATCTTTCTACAAATGCTTCTAACATTATCCTATCTGGTTCTAACTCCTCGTTTACTGCACAAGGTGGTCAACCAGCACTTGTATTCTCAAATGGTACAGATTATGCATATTTACATCTAGCAACAGACTCTACTGCTGGTGACTCTGATGTGCATCTAAAACTTGTTGATGCTGGTGGTGATAGTAAGTTTGTTATTGCAGATTCTGCTAATGCTATTGTTGCTACCATCTCATCAGATGGTGAAGCGGTATTTGTTGCGAATGTGGTCACTGCTGGAGTTTCTTCAAGTGCAAATATTCTCCCTGCATCAGATGACGCTGTTGATCTTGGCGCACCAAATAGAGAATTTAGAAACGCATATATCGACGGTGTAGCAAACATTGATGAACTTTCGATGGGTACTGCTGCTGGCCAAGGTGTATCCACTTCACTAATTCCAAAGACAGACGCTGCTGGTAATCTAGGTTCTAGTACTCGTAAGTGGGGAACAGTATTCGCGGATACAACAAATGGTGGTGCGGGTGTCTTCAAAACAATTGGAGTAAGTACTACACTTACAGCTAATGGTCTAGCATCTCTTGATGGTGGTATCGATGTTGACGGCGCAATGACTGTTGCTCATACATCTGGTAATATTTCTACAACAGGTACGTTGAATATTGGCGGTTCCACAACACTTAATGGAGTAACTGCTACAACATTTACTGCAAATGGTACATCAACATTCAATGGTAATGTAACTCTAGGTAACGCCGACACAGATACGATTACAGTAGTAGGTAAGTTTGCTAATCTGGCAACAACAGGAACATCATCATTCAATGGTAATGTGAATCTTGGTAATGCTACAGCAGATACGATAAATGTCAAGGGTTTTGTAGGTTCAGATATTACTCCTAAAGCTGCTCAACAGCATGATCTTGGTACAACTGCTCAGAGATGGCACAATGTCTATGCAAACAATGCATACGCTAATACGCTCAATGTTGACAGCAATGCGACTATTGAAGGTGATCTGACTGTTAATGGCACAACATCTCTTGCTTCTGGTCAAACATTCAGTTCTCCTATTGGTCGCTTTGCTAATGTAGTAACAACAGATACTCTATCATCTGAAGGTGATACCGACATTGGTTCAGATGCTTCAGATACTCTGACTGTTAACGCTCTTGTAGATTCAAGCATCCTTCCAACAGGTTCAACAAGAGACTTGGGTGGAACATCTAACAAATGGCGTAGTGCTTATTTGAGTGGAAGTTTGTTTGTAGATACAAATGCTGATATTGACGGTAAAATTACAACTGGTGGCACAACAACACTATTTGGTTCTAACGGAAAACTACACGCAAACAACACTATAACAAATGATACTATCACAAGCGCAATGCTTGCTAACACAATAAATGTTGGTGCTGGTGGACGTGTGCATGGTAGTGCAACTAATGTTCCCATCATTCGTGTAAATGCTCAAGGACAAATCATTGGTTTTTCTAATACCACTGTTGCTGGTGTAACAAATCTTGATTATGCTCAATCAAACAATGTGATTGTACTCACTCTTGCTACGGGTGGAACACTCAAAGCACCTATTGATTCCGCTACAACTACAGCAACTACAGGTAGAGGTCTTGCATCATTCAACTCAAATGACTTTAATCTTTCATCTGGCCATGTTTCACTTGACGACGACGTAACGAAAATCCTTGGTTCAGATTCTGGTAGTACACTTGCAGTTGGTCATACACTGAATATTATTGGTGGAGAGGGTATCGATACTAGCGGTTCTGGAGTGAATATTACAGTTGCTGGTGAGGATGCAACTGCAAATACAACTTCATCCGCAGCATCTGCAAACAAAGGTATTGCATCTTATAACTCTGGTGATTTCTCCCTTTCCTCTGGATATGTTTCTCTTAATGATACTGCTAATGGTGCAGTTCTTGCAATAAGCGCAACAGCAAATGAGACGACTGTATCACGCACAAACGGTACGGTTACAATTGGACTACCAGACGATGTGACTGTATCTGGCCAGCTAAATGTTGGCGAGAATGTTATTGTTACTGGTAACTTGATTGTCAGTGGAACTACCACTACTGTAAATTCAGAAACAGTTAATATTGCTGATAATATTATTGTATTAAACAGTAATGAAACTGGAACTCCATCTCAAAACGGTGGTATTACTATTGAGCGTGGAACTGGTACAAATTATTCATTCTTATTTAATGAGACTACAAACAATTGGACACTCGATGATCGTACTCTAACGGCGAATACATTTATTGGTAACTTGACAGGTAGCGCATCTGCTGTTGATGATAATGCTGTTGAACTTGGTACAAAGACAACAGGAAATTACATTGCATCTCTCACAGTTGGCACTGGTATTGATACAACAACTGCTACAGGTGAAGGTTCAACTCCAGAACTAAGTATAGACTTGTCAGAGTTGTCTACATCTACATCTGATGGTGATGGTGACTTCTTTGCAGTCATTGATGCAGCAAACGCTCAAAAGAAACTTACCAAAGCAAATATCAATATCTCTGGTTTCAACAATGACAGTGGCTTCACAACGAATGTCGGTACTATCACAGGTGTAACTGCTGGAGACGGATTGAGTGGTGGTGGTGCATCTGGTGGTGTAACACTGAACATTGATGATGACTTGCGTGGTGATGTCAGTCAAATTGGTTTGGATACAAATGACTACTATCAAATTACTGCAACTGCTCATGATTTTTATCTAGATGGTGTACTTGATATGCGTCTTGAGAATGACGGTGATCTTCACGTTGATGGTGATATCACAGCTTTCTCAACAACAACAGCTTCAGATATCAAACTCAAGACAGACATTAATGTTGTTGATAACGCACTAGAAAAAATTGAACAACTAGAAGGTGTCGAATTTACATGGATTAAAGATGGTGTGAGAGATGCTGGTGTTATCGCTCAAGATGTTCAAGAAGTTCTTCCTCAAGCTGTTAAAGAGGTAGATGATTTGAATGGAGATGATAGTCACCTTACAGTTAAGTATGACTCTTTACACGCACTACTCATTGAAGCAGTAAAAGAACTTTCAGCAAGAGTTAAAGAATTAGAGAACAAATAATGGCCGCAAAAGCAAATATGATTATTGAGCAGGGAACAGACTTCTCTTCTACGATTACCGTTCAAGATAGCAGTGGAAACATTACTAACTTGACTGGTTATACTGCTGCTGCTCAAATTAGAAAACATTATACTTCAAATAGCGCAGTCAGTTTCACAACTGGTTTTGGTGATCCAAGATCAGATGGAGAATTGACGCTATCCCTTACAAGAATTCAAACTTCCAATATGGAGTCTGGACGGTATGTATATGATGTAGAATTGACTGATTCAGCCAATACACGATCCAGACTGGTAGAGGGGCTTGTTACTATAACGCCAGAAGTGACTAGGTAGACTTACTAAATATATATTACATAAGGGGTCTATCATGGCTAGTAACTATAAGGTAACATTTCAACCATCAAATCGACAAACAGTAACTCTTGCCGGTGATGCGTCTAGTGATCTTACGATCAAAAATGCTGCCAAACTCAGCAATACCTCTACTTCATCTGCTACTCTTTCTGGTACAACTGCTACATTTGTAAGAGCAAATGGTAGTACATTTACTCTAGACTTAACAAGCATAAACAATGCGGTGACAAACACCTCTGTTACTAGCGGTGTTTTGTCTGGTAATAATGTTACCTTCACTAGAGCCGATAGTTCTACATTCACAGTAGACTTAGCAGCACTTTCCGCTGTCGATGATCTAAGTGCATATCAAGCAAATACCAATCCTAGACTTACTGCTTTAGAAAGCCCTCAAAGAAACTTTACTGCTAACAGTATAATAGTTTCAAGTACACTTACAGTCAATGGTGACATTGTTCTGCGTGGTGATAATATTAACATTGGTGATGGTGGTGACATCATCAATATCAATGCAGCAGTAAATAACCATATCATCCCGGCTGCTAATACGACATTTGATTTGGGATCAAATGCAAACGCATGGCGTGAATTATACCTATCTGGTAATACGATCCACCTAGGTCGATTGAGAGTTTCAGATCAAAATGGCGCGAAGTTAACAGTTGTG